ATTGTACATCGGTCGTTCATCGTGTCCCATAGTTCGGCAATCCTCACTAGAGTTTGGTCGGGATTCTCCCGACCAGTGCCATCCCCTGCGGCTCCTTCAATGCGGGTCTTCAGGGTAGCCATACCCTGCGCCAGATATAAACTCGGGTTGTTCTCGAACTCCCGCTTCACCGTGCCCCAGGACTTCTCCACGACGTGAGCCACCAGCC